ATGACGATGTCTGCACCCTCACGGCAGAGCGACTTCTGCGAGATATTGGAGAGCTTCCAACCGTCGTCGTCGGAAGTCCACCTTGTCAGGACATCTCCAGCGCCAATACCAAAGGAAAAGGCGTCGAAGGCGAGCGGTCGGGCCTCTTCTTCGAGGCAGTCCGCCTCATCGGAGAATGCCGCCCTCGTTGGTTCGCTCTTGAAAACAGCGCTAATCTCCGAACTCGGGGCGCTGACGCCGTCCTCTCTGCGCTGGAAGGAATCGGCTACGCCTGCTGGCCGTTCGTGGTTCGTGCTTCAGACATCGGCGCAAATCACGAAAGACCCAGATCATGGCTCATCGGATGCGACCTCGGGCAGGTTGCCGACGCCAACAAAGACCAGATACGGCAGCCAGAGTTATCCGGAAGACCCGAGCAAGAAGCGGCCCTCGCTGGATACGCTGCTCCACACGCCGCCTGCCAAGGCGAACATGCACAATCCGAGCATGGAGAAATGGCCAAGCTGTCAGGGCTGGGGCCTGATCGCGAACCCCGAAAAACTCCCGACCCCGACCAAGCGGGACAAGCGGATGGACGCATGGAGCCCGGCCTACGACAAGAGGAAATCGCCGACGATGGATGCGGTGATGGACGGAGCGCTGACCGGCCGGGCTTCTGGAAAATGGAAATACGCGCGAATGATCGCGAGCATCCTGACGGACCATGGCCTCTATGGAGCCTCGATGACCTTGCCAGTCGTTTACGGCTGGATGATGGGCTACCCGGCCGGGTGGCTGGAACGCGCGTTGCTGTCGGCGGTCCGAGAGGGACTGCTGCCGCTTCCCTCATCGTCGAAGCGTACGGCGACGCGGTCGTCCCGCAGATCCCGGAAGCCATCGGAAGGGCGATCCTGAGAACGGAGGCTGCGCTGTCAGCCATATATGGGAGACTCACAGCATGACCGACACAACGCCACGGGTTGAACAGCGGCACCGCGAGGCTGCTGATTCTTGGATGAATGAATGGCGCTTGTGTCTGGATCAGGATGATTATTCCGGCCTTGTCCAAGCCTTCGCCCAGTTCGAAGCCGACCATCTCGCCCAGCACAGTCAGCCCGGCCAGAGCGGCGGGGAGGTGGAACAAAGCCTTGCCCATCAGATTGCCTTCTATAACGGCCCCAGCGTTTCGTTCGAGGTATCCGAAGGCTTCTACCTCGCATCCTGCGATACATGCGGATGGGTCGGTTCAAGCGAGCATTGCGGGACAGACAGCTTCGGGGATGACAGCGACGTGTTTTGCCCACGCTGCATGTCGAGCGGAGCCGATTGCGGCAAAGTGGCCGAGCGTCTTGATGCCCCCTCCACCGAGCGAGAGAGGCGTCTGGAAGAGGCGTTGCGACCGTTCGCGGACGCATGGGACGTGGCTACCCACCACAAGGATTTGGTGGCCAAATTGACCATGGCGCAGCTTGGCGAACTCGCTGCTCATGAATTGACAGGCGTTCATTATCGTAACGCCAGCCAAGCCCTCGGAGAAGCGAAATGACTGAACTGGATTATCCGGTGCAGGCCGTTGACGGGGTAGAGCCGACTTTAGTTCGCGCGCAGATCATCCAGGCGATGGCGCTGCAATATTTCAACTTCATGAGAAGTGCGCCCGAGGATTTCACGATGGCTGAGGCTTTCGATGCAGCCACTGCCACATGGGAAACAGACTGGCCCGACGATCCGTCCCCCCGCACCTTCGAGGCGGCAAAGCAGGCTGTGGATGACGATCTCTCATATTGGGGCGAGGAATGAGTATGACTGACGCAAACCCGACGCCGGGGCTGAAACCGTGCCCGTTCTGTGGCTCCCCGCCGGAGATCGAACATTCTTACCATGAGGACAACCACCGTTATCCGAGAGATTTCTGGCACGTCAGGATCAGGTGCACTCGCTGCGGCATGGCCGGAACTGAATGGTCGGCATACGGCAACCAAGAGCAGGAGGTCGCCAATTTCCATGTGAGGGAAAAGGCTGAGAAGGACGAAATAGCCGCATGGAACACCCGTGCCGCCGAAGCCCAGATCGCCGACCTCACCAGCAAGCTGGAGATGGCTGAGAGGGCCTTGGAGGCGATCAGGCTTGGCGACACCGAAGTCTATGATGATGACCTTGAATGCCTCGTCACGGTTTCGGCTGATGCGGAAGAGACGAGCGCTTGGGCAGAAAAGGCCCTCGCCGCCATCCGGGGAGACGGTCATGAAGGGTGATCCCCGCCCGTTCCACGAGTGGCACGAGGATATCGGCGACGTTATCTGGTGGTTGTGGCCGATCGAGCAGCCGCCCTATGTCGGCTCGCCGCTCGACATGGGCTACATCGTCGAAGCCGATATTGGCCTCGCTGCGTCGAACGGTCATCGCGAGCGCGGCAAGATGAGGATCAATGTCGGGGGATGGCCTTGGCGCGACGTCAGCGACGATGATGAGGCCCGGCTGTTCTGGACGCCGCTCCCCGACATCGCTTCCATTGACGAGGCGATCCGCGATCACATTCGCGGCGGCCCCGATCCGTTCAAGGACCCCACCCATGAAAGCTGAGCTTGAGGCGCTGGCTGCGCGCGTGGAGCGGGGCGAGATCAAAGCGCTGTCGATCAAGCAGCCCTATCCACATCACATCTTCCATGATGGGAAGGATGTCGAGAACCGAGACTGGCCGACCAAAGGGCGGGGGTGGTTCATCATCCATGCCGGGGTGGGCAAAAGCGAACTTGCAGATAGCCAGATGGAGATGCCTCGTGGTGGCGTTGTCGGCATGGCGCGCATTGTCGATTGCGTCACTGCGATGGATAGCGACTGGTTCTTCGGGCGGTACGGCTTCGTGCTGCGCGATGCGTTCCCGCTGCCCCTGATTAAGTGTCGTGGGCAACTCGGCTTCTTCCGCCTCGACCAAGACACATGCGCGACAGTCGCGAAGGCGATCCGCGCCCTTGCAGCCGAGAAGGAGGGTAGGGAATGAGCGCTTTTTCGAGCCTCGTGCGAACGCCGCGAGGAATCTGCATTGTGCCCGGCACATTTGGCGCTGAGCACACTCTTTGTGGAGACGCCTTCGACCTTGGGTCCGATGAGGAAGGTTATGAGTGGTCGCCGGTAGAAGGGCGAACAATCACATGCCCGGATTGTGCTGCTATCGTTTCCGCCTGCCAAGGATACATTTTGCGTCCGAGGAAGGACCGCCCATGACCCAGCCCACCCCCGAGATGCTGAAACTGGCGCGGCAACGCCTTTCTCCGGACGATGCCCCGAAAAGGGGTGCGATCCGCAATTAGCGATTCCCTGTGGGAAAAGATCGAAAATCCCATATTTTTCCGTCATTTGGATACCGATTCAGGGCCCATGGCCCTGTTCGCTGTCATCATATGGGGCTATGCGGCGATGCTGTAGGCACCAATCCGCGCTCCGGGCATTATCCCCTTCGGAGCGGGCGGCACCCATAGTTACACGTCTTGGTCTGGCTGTCGTTCGCTCCACCAGCGATGGAGACCGCGACCATGGCCGACGCATCCCGCCTGATCGCCTATGCCGAACAGCACGGTTGCGCCTGGCGATGGAAGACGAGCCGAAAGGCCGGGCGCTGGGAGGCGCTTGCCCAGCTTGATCGCCGCGACGGCGGCCCGCGCCCCGTCTTCTCGTCCGGCCTGATGGACGATGAGCAGGGCGCGCTGGATAGCGCCATCGAGATCGCGATCGACCATGACCAATGGAGCAGGCGGCCGTCCAATACATCGCGGTGGCGGGAATAGTCCGGCTTGAAGGTGGACGAAAAAATAACTCAGATACTCTTTCCGCTTGCGCGTTGAGAGTAACTGAGTTATACAGGTTTTGTCAGCGGGAAAGCCCTCCCGACTGACGAACCGAAGGAGAAACCTATGATTAGGTTCATCATTCGGTTGGTGACAAAGTGGTTCTCGATTGAGGTCGAGTTCCGCTTCTAAGCCAAACCGGGGTCGGTGACCGAAATATCGGCACCGGCTCCAAGGGCTAGAATATGGCCCGGAGGTAATGAATGCAAGGTGAAGAACTCAGATCGATCCGCAAGGCGCTGGGCTGGACGCAGGAGCGCCTTGCGGCCGAGCTTGGTATGACGAAGACGTTCATCGGCATGATGGAGCGGAACGACAGGCAAATCGAGAAGCGCACCGCGCTGGCCGTGCGCTATCTGGCGCTCACTGGCAGTGAGGAAGAGCCGGCGATGGTCGCCGTCCCGAGGATGAAGCTGGGGGTGCAGGCGCCGGGCTAACCCCCGCACATAGCCCGCCACCGGGCATTATGATCCTGCACCTCGGCGACTGTCTCGGGCGTATCGAGGCGGTTGCCGGGGTCGTCTGACCGCTCTTCACCGGCCTTGGCATTCGCATAGGAGAGCGTGCGCAAGGCGATGCAGGCGCTATCAGCAGTTTTCGGGGGTTCGGCTGTCGCGCAGGCAGTCAGCCCGGCGAGCATCAGGATCGCGGCGGATCGTCTCAGCGGCATTGTTCGCCCTTTCGGTCTGGCGGATGGTCTCTTGCAGGTCGTCGGCGCGCTGCTCGGCGCGGCCCTTTTCGGTGGCGGTCGTGACGGTGCTGGTCATGACGCGCTTCGCGCAGCGGTCGACCATGAGGGTGACGGCCGCCAGCGCCAGCACGAGCGCGATCACCTGCGCGGTGCGGGAGGACTTGAACAGGGTCCAAAGGGATAGAATCCACGTCATTCACCACTCTCCATCTTGCCGATGACCTGCTCCATGCCCTCGCCCGAGCCCTCGATGCGGGTTCCCCCGGGCAGGGTCAGGCCGAACTTGCGACGGCCGAGCACGGCCGAGATGCCGATGCGGTTGACCGCGATCAGGCTGATGATGCCGAGCGCGATGGTCAGCGCGCCGCCGTTGCGCGGCTGCTGCCAGAGTATCCAGAGCGAATAGCCCAGCAGCATGGTCAGCGGGATGTCCCCGGCCGCGAGCAGGGTCAGCGCGACGAACTGGCGCCAGTCGCGCGCGGTCCATTTCACGCCGCGCCCCGGTACATCGCCGCCTCGTCCGCGCGGCGCCTGACCAGCCCCGGATAGACCCGGCCGCCGGCATGGACCCATTTCGCGAACTCGCCGGCCGCCGCCTCATAGGCGCCCTCGTTGTGCAGCCGGCGCAGGGTCGATTTCTCGAGCGCCGTTTCGCCCAGGTTGAACGCGAAGCATACCAGCGCGTCGAACTGCCCCTGCGTCGTCACGGGGCACAGCCGGCGCACGGCCGCCTCGAAGCGCGCCACGTCCCGCGCCAGCCATGCATCCGCCTGCGCCTGCGTGATGGTCATGCCCGGGGTCACATCCGCGCCGGTGTGCCCGTAGCCGGCCGTCCATGTGCCGGCCACGTCCTCATAGGCCTTGAGGACCAGCCCCTCGAACCCCTTGAGCGCCGCGAACCCGGCCGGGCTCAGCGCGCGCTCGCCATCGCCGTTGAGGCCGAGGGCCTTGGCGATCGCCGCCGCCGTCGCCGGGCCGGGGATGCCATCGGCATCGACGCCGACATGGGCCTGAATATCCTGCCAGATGCTCATCGGATGATCTCCATGATGCCGGCGCCGATGCCGGTCGAAACGAGATAGGGGAGCGCCTTGAGGACTTCCTTGCTGATCTTGCCGTTTGCGAACTTGACCCGCAGGAGTTTGTCTCCACGGAAGGGGCGGTCGCCGGTCCATTTGATCCAAGAGGACACATCAGGCGGCCTCCGGAGTGCCGAACCGCTTTTCGTATTTGCGGATCGTCTTTTGGGTAAGCCGGAGAGCCGAGGCGATGTAGGCGCGATCGCGGCCAGCACGGCGCAAGCTGTCAATCATGACGAACCTCCGGGCGGTCGAGAGATTGCAGCCGGTTTCCGCCGCGAGCTGCTCGGCCAGAATGGGCGAGGACTCCATCAGTCAGCCCCCCCCCCAATTCGTGCCGCCACACATGCCCCGGCATCTGCGCGCGCATCTTGCGGGCTGTCTCCAGCACCTGCTCATGATGGGCGGAGACGAAGCGGCCGGACTCGTCACGGGACGTGGCGCGCGCCTCCTCCAGTTCGCGGCGCAGGCGGCCAAGCTCCAGCATGGCGATGGCGAGCTTGTCCTCTGTAGAGGGGAATCGGCGGAAGATCATGCGGCCTGCCTCCCGAAGCGAGATGCCAGTTCATCGAACCGCGCCGCGCACTGCTCAGGACTGTACCCCACGAGATTGGCGGCCTGCTCGAAGTCCATGTCCTGTGAGATGGCCTCCATGAGAATGCTGTCCCTGGCGCGGGTCCATCTGACGCGGGGCTTGCGCTGCACGAGGCCGATGGGCTTGCGGACCGTGCCCGCCGTGCGCTTTCCGGTCGCCGTGATGGTGACGACGCGATTGCAGCGCCCGCGCACAACGGAGATCATGCCCAGGGTCTCCAGTGTGCTGAGCGCATCAGCGCCCGATGCCATGCTGGACCTGCCCATTGCCGCAGCGATTTCGCTGTTCGTGGGACACTCGCATCCAGCATTCGCGGCGCGCTCGATCATCGCCATGGCGGATTTGAGGGGGGCGGGAGTGGTGGTCATGCCGCGAAGGCCTCCGCCCGAGCGATCATGCCGGACAGGGCCCGGCTCGCCTTGATGAGCGTGGGAAGCATCGCCACCAGCTCGCGGTGCGTCTCGTCCTCGCCGCCGTCGCTGCCGGGATCGCGCGCCTCGCCGATCTTGAGTGCCGCCGCCAATATGCGAGGCAACGGATCTTCGTCATTGGCGCTGAGCGGCACGACACGCCCGCCGAACAGCTTGATGACCGGGTTCAGCCATTGCGGGCCGAACACCTTGCCGATGCGGTGGAGATAGACGCTGGTCAGATCTGCCTTGCGATTGAACGCATTGCTGATCGTGCCGACGCTGATGTCCAGCCGGTCGGCCAGATCGAGCAGGGTCAGGTCATGCTCTCGCATCAAGTCGTTGATGATGCGGGAAACAGCACGCCGATAATCCTCTTGCTCCTCGGCAGCGTTGACGCGCATTACTCTGGGACGCGGATCAGCCATTCATGCCTCCGTGGGAAAACCGATTGGACAGTTGATTGAAGCGATCATCGCCCGGCTCATTGCCTCCCGGCTGGGCGATGGGGACCGGGGCAGCGCGACGGTGGGAGTCGATAACGCTGCCCCGGCTTCCGACGAGGGAGGAGGGGGAACCAACGCCGGAACTGAAAGGCTCGCCACCGAAGGCAGGAGAGGCATTGCCCTCGGTGGCGTCCGCCGCGTGCCCGGCGGGAACTGGACACTCGCAGATGCGGTGATTGAAGCCGCAACGAGAGCATGTCGGCTGCATGCGGCCGGTGATGTGCGTCGCAATGGCGCGCTGCTGGAACAGGGCCTTGACGCGTGCGAGTTCGGAGAGGAGCGCGGCGGGCATCTATTCCTCCCGCCAAAGAGCACGCAGCGCGGAGACGACGGTCAGCAACAGGGCCGCAGTCATGTAGAGAACGAAGGATGTTTCGAAATGCCCAGTCAGCGCCGCTGGACGAGGCATATCCCCATGCCTGAAGACTTCCGCTACCGAGGCGATCAGGAGGGACGCCCAGTGGATGACCACCGCTGTGTGGAGAGCGCGCCAGATCACGCCGCCTCTCCACGTTCGGAGGGGCGGTAGTTGGTCATGAAATCCGCCAACCTCGCCGCAGTCTTGAGGGTGATGCTGCGCTTACCGGCGCGCAGGTCGCCAACGAGATTTCCGTCACCAACCGCAAGGCGCCCAAAGGCGCTGGGCTTGATGCCATGGCTATCGCAAAATCGGCTGATGCTGGTCAGCACGTCGGCGTCCGTCGGTATCTGCTCCATAAATCCTACATAGTCGGAATAATCCTACGGTGCAAGTTGGAAAGATCGCGCTACCCGTCGCGCACGCCATGTGGGATTCGTCCGACATGGCGGAATCGGATGAGATGAGGGGTGTAGCCCTCTATGAGCGCCTAATGGCGCTCAAGCCGGCCGATCTGGCTGAGACAAAATGGGCCGAGATGGCTGGCTTGAATCGCGGCCTGTTCACGAACCTCAAATCGAAAGGCGGCAGCATTCGCAGCGACAATCTGCGGAAACTGCTCTCCGTGATCGGCAGAACCGAGGCTGATCTGACCGATGTTCCGGAGAGCAATGCCGCGCCAGTGCATTTTGAGGGGGCCTCAATCGAGCGACTCCCAAGGGATATGCCCGTTTTCGGGACGGCCCTCGGGGCGGAGATGATCGTCGAAGGGGAGGCGATCGAGCAGACGATGCTGAATAGCGGTGACGTGATTGAATACCGGAAACGGCCAATCATCGCGAATGGGGTAGATCGGATCTATGGCCTCTATGTGCAGGGATCTTCCATGTATCCTGCCCACAGGGACGGGGCCTTTCTCTATGCACAGAGAGGCGCATCACTCCGAATCGGTGATGATGTCGTTGTCTATCTTCGTCCCCAAAATGAGGAAGACGATGGTGCGCGCGCCACGCATGTTCTGATTAAGCGCCTTATTCGCAGGTCTGCGCAGTATGTCGAGCTGGAGCAGTTCCAGCCGGCCAAGACGTTCCGCATTGCCATGGGCAGCGTACTGCGCATCGATCGGGTTCTGACAGCCGACGACTATGCATGATCTGAGGCGGGAGGAACATGCAACGGGTCATTCTCATCTTCGCATTGGTCGTGGCAGGGTGCAGCCAGCAGCACGGTAAGTCCTCGCCCTATACGCTCTACCGAAACTCGCCACTGGATTATTCGCTGAGGATCAAGTTTGCGTCCTTTGACGCTCGCGAGGCCGATCCTGCGTTCAACATGAACAACTGCCTGATGACCGCCGGCCTTTTGAACTCGAATGTCAACGAATTGGCCAAGCGCCAAGGCGGCCAACGGGACGAGAATGTCGGTTTTTGGTGTGAGCCAGGCGCGTTTCGAGAGAATGGCGAGATACCTCGCCGATTTTTGAGCAATTGATGGCGCTCACCATGTGTTCATATCTACGTTGAACCCTTGGCACTCCGCGCAGGCGTCGTTCGACCCGATCAGATGACCGCACCCCTTGCAGGCCGGGAACAGCAGGCGGCGGACAGTCGCCTTTAGCTTGGCGATGATGATGCCGATCCGAGTCATGGCATCAGCCCGCAGGAAATTATCAACCCTCGCATACCCTCACCCCCGGCGCACAGGTTAGCGAGTTTGCCGCCGGGGATAAAGTCCGTTCGTGCGCACAGGCGCGGAGTGGGGCGAGAAGCTGTTGGCTTTAATGTGAGATAAATCCGACATAGCGCTTGACGAGTAGGAATAATCCGACTATCCAACCCTCATACCCGAGAGGCCGAGCCTCTTGATGATGAGGAGGATGAGATGGCGAAGGCCACTGAGAAATTTGCGGTAAGGAATCGCTGGACCAATCGCGTCCAGTTCGAAGCGACCATCGTCTGCGCGCCTGACGCCAGCATCGGCATCAAGCTCGGTCTGGCAGTCAGGTGGGGCAGAAATAACGGTGCCGTCCTGAGCGATGCCGACCTGAGCGGTGCCGACCTGCGCGGTGCCGCCCTGAGCGATGCCGCCCTGCGCGATGCCGACCTGCGCGGTGCCGACCTGCGCGGTGCCGCCCTGAGCGATGCCGTCCTGTGCCGTGCCGACCTGCGCGGTGCCGACCTGCGCGATGCCGACCTGCGCGGTGCCGCCCTGAGCGATGCCGCCCTGCGCGATGCCGACCTGCGCGGTGCCGACCTGCGCGATGCCGACCTGCGCGGTGCCGCCCTGAGCGATGCCGCCCTGCGCGATGCCGACCTGCGCGGTGCCGTCCTGCGCGGTGCCGCCCTGAGATCGTTCAAGGCGGACTTCTTCCTCAACCTTCTTCGCGCCCGCAATGAGGTTCCCTATCTGATCGCCGCGCTCAAGGAGGGTCGGGTTGATGGCTCTCAATACGAGGGAGAATGCGCTTGCCTCGTCGGCACGCTAGCGAACGCGCGCGGCGCATCTTACGCCGAGATGTTCCCCGATCACTACAGCGGCAACCCTGCCGAGCAGTGGTTCCTGATGATCAAGAAGGGCGACAAGCCGGGCGATGACACCGGCGGCGGCTTTGCGGCTCAGAAGGCTCTGGAATGGGCCGAAGAGTTCCAGGCCCTCATGTCCGACCCGGTTGGGGAGTCCGCGTGATGGCCTCCCCTGACATTCCCACCCGCGCCCGCGCGCTGGTCGCGGAGCTTGGCTATCGCCGCGCTGCCGATCTGCTGGTCGAACTGGTGAGCGCGATCGACAACGACATTGCCGGTCTCGTGGTCGGCGATGGCTGGGACACGGACATGGCAGAGGGCTCGCTCGCTTACCAAGACGTGTTCGACGCCGCCGATGCGTACAGGGCCTATCTGCATGACGATGTGCATGTCCGCTATGTGCCGGGGCTGGTGCCCGAGCCGCTGTCCTTCGCCCAGCTTGGCCTGAGGAGGATCGCATGATCGACCCCGCAGCCATCAACTTCGTGACCGCCGCGCGCGAGCATTGTGCAGCGCAGGCCGGATTTGCAGGCTCCATCGCACTGGTCGAGCAGATGCGCCGGGTCGAGAAGGCCGCCCACGACGAGCGCGACGCCAACAAGGCGATGGCGCGCCTGTCTCCCGACGAATGCGAACGCCTGTTCCCCGGCACCTCTCTGGAGAGGCTCACGCGCATCCGGGTGACCGAAGAGATCGCCTTCGATCGCGCCTGTGAAGCGCTCGGGCTGGATATGCAGTGGAGGGTGGGGCTGTGAGCGAGATCGAACGCGGCATTACGGTCGGCAAAAGCTGGCCCCGCGCGGCGACGCCGTGCAGTCTGGTCCCGCGCTGGGAAGGGGAGTTCGTCAGTCACGCAGATTGGGTGAACTTCGCCACCAAGAGGCTGACCGTTGCCCACGATAGCAATGGCAACCAGCTCAAAGCCATCTGTGTCGATGCGCTTGGTCGGCGGTGCGCAAACGGCCGCGATATGCAGCGCGCTCATGACGAAGGCGCGTTCCCGGTTCGGTATTTCTGGGACTGCGAGCCGTCCGCCGCCGAAGCCCGCATCGCATCTCTCGAAGCGGAGAGGGCGGCTTTGCTGGAGGCTGCGCGGACCTACGCCGAGCGCTATCTGCTCGATGAGCGGGACAATCCAGCGCTGTGCGTTGATGCCGACCATCACAAGGCGGTCCTAGCGCTGTTCGCCGCCCTCCAGAGATCGGAGGCGGGCGATGCTTCCTGAGAAGGATAAGCAACTTAGCGCAAAGCTGGCCCGCTACATGGACCTCAAGGCGTTCGACGCCAAGCGCGTCGGCAAGGAGCAGGCCGAAAAGCTGAAAGCGCGCCGTGAGATCGCCAACAAGCGCGCGAAGGCGGCGATCCGCTTCTTCATGATCCCGGAAAACATCGAGAGGCTCAATCGTCAGTTCGCTGAGCGGGATTGCAAGTCCGGATACGATGCCCAGCGTCATGCCGATTTCCATGCAGGTGCGGCATGACCCGCCGCCTCACGATCCACCTTTCAGACATTATCGCAACCGCCTGTTTCGCTGCCTTTCTTCTGGTGTGCGTCGGGCTTTTCATGGGGATGGGAGCGTCATGACCGTTTGGACCCAAGCCGAAGCGACGGAATTGTGCCGCGCGATCGAGGCTGTCTGCCCTGCGTATGGCTGTCACGTCGCGCTGACCGGCGGCCTGCTCTACAAAGACGGGCTGCGCAAGGATGCCGACATCCTCTTCTATCGCATCCGGCAGGTCGAGGAAATCGATGTCTCCGGCCTTATGGCCGCGCTGGTCGATGACTGCAAGATCGAACCCGGCGAGGATTTCGGCTGGTGCTACAAGGCGACATGGCGGGGGAAACCGATCGACTTCTTCTTCCCCGAGCGCGAGGGCGATGAATACCCCGGAGGTTCTGACGCCGATCTGACCGACGAGGATGTCGAGTGGTTTGAGATGGCCGCCGGAGATCTGCGCCATGCGTAACTCCCGCCCCTATTCTCTCGCGAGCGCTCGCTTCATTCACGGCGGTCGCACCGAGGACAAATCAGCATTTCGTCAGGACCGCATGAAGCTGCTCCCCATGGAGCGGACTGAGCGGGGCTGGGCATTTTGGAGGAAGTGATGGCCAACATCGCGAAAGTAGAACAGCAGGCCGGCGAGGTCGCGACGATCGAGGGCGGTATCCTCGAAGTAATTTCCCGCGCGGCACGGGACCCGTCTGTCGACATCGACAAGATGGAGCGCCTGCTGGCGATGCAGGAACGCGTTCTGGAGCGCAATGCCAAGGCCGCGTTCACTGCCGCCAAGGTGGCGATGCGCCCGGAACTTCCCGAAATCACCATGAAGGGCCATATCGTCATTCGCGACAAGAACGATCAGAACAGAATCGTTCAGGATACGCCCTTCGCGCGCTTCGAAGACATTCACGAGGCCGTCATGCCGGTGCTGACTCGGCACGGCTTTGACCTGGCTTTCAAGAATGGCTTGGCGCCCGATGGGAAGGTCCGCGTCACCACGATACTGACGCACATAGACGGCCATAGCGAAGAAACCTATTTCGACCTTCCGCACGACAGCAGCGGGAGCAAGAATGCTGTTCAGGCGGTCGGTTCATCGACCAGCTATGCCAAGCGCTACGGCACGCTCTCCATATTGAACATCAAGGTCGTTGGCGAGGACGACAACGCCAATTCGTCGGAAGCGCACACCGTCATCGAAAAGGCCAAAGACGCGCCATTTCCGCAGGGACCCGCGAAGAACAAGACGGAGTTGAAGGCGCTCGGCCGTGAGTTCTGGAGGAATGTCGAAGGCGCCGAAGATGCCGAAGCGCTCGACCTGCTGCTGGACGATCATCGCCAGCTTTTGGGCCAGCTCGAACGGGCGATGCCTTCATGGATCAACGGTGGCCGGGACGCTCAGGGCGAGACCTATGAAGGGCTCCGCGCGGTGATCGAGCGCAAGCGCCGCGATTTCCAGTTTACGCGATAGGAGGCCACTTTGGCAGGCTCAGTTAACAAGGTGATATTGATCGGTGCGCTTGGCGCCGACCCGGAGGTCAAGTCGTTCAGTAGCGGCGGGCGCATCTGCAACATGCGGGTGGCCACTTCCGATAGTTGGACCGACAAGGGTTCGGGAGAGCGCAAGCGGCGCACCGAGTGGCACAGCGTCGTCATCCGCAGCGACGGCCTGATCGGCATTGCCGAGCGCTATCTGCGCAAGGGCAAGAAAGTCTATCTGGAAGGCTCGCTCCAGACCCGGAAATGGACCGACCAGAACGGCAATGACCGCTATTCCACCGAAGTGGTCCTCTCCGGCCCCGGCGCGGTCATGACCTTCCTGGATAGCCCTGATGGAAGCAGCGATCGCCATTCGGGAAACGATCGCAACCAGAGTTCTCAGCCCGGCTCGACCCATGGGGGCGGATGGGAAGACACTCTTGATGATCCGCCGTTCTGAGGTCCGCCATGAACCTGATCCGCAAAATCCCTCGCGTACCCAAGCGCTCATCCCGCTGGAGATCGCAGGCGCATTGCAGCCATGTTCGCAGTCACGCGTGCATCATGTGCGGATGTTGCCAGCCCGGAATGATCGAGGTCGCCCATGTCCGCATGGGGAGCGGCGCAGGCATGGGGCAGAAGCCGGACGACTGGATGACCGTCAGCCTGTGCCGTGACTGCCATCGTCGCCAGCATGAGGTCGGCGAGGAAACATTCTGGCGTGGCTTCCCGCTGGAGGACGCTATCCGCGAGTTCATCGCCACCAGCCCGAAGCGCGCGGAGATCAGGGCGGAAAGGTCGAGCCGTGGCTGACGGACACACAATCATCCTGTCCAGCGACTATCGCCGGATGCAGGCCAAGCGGATCATTGACGCCAAGTTTCTGGGTCCAGAAAACAAGCAATGCGCGAATTGTGGCTGCGTTTTCTTCCGGGATAAGCGGAATACTTGGGCACATTGGCACAAGGCAAAGTTTTGCAGCCGGATTTGCTCCACTCAACATGGCGCGAAGCTAGCTGCGGAGCGCAGATTGCCCATGGATAAGGACTTCCAGCGTTGGTTCGATCGCACTGGCGGTTGCTGGCTATGCGGTCAAGATCGAGATGGTGAAACGCAACGCGGCTGATTACACCGATCCGATCAAGGCAAACTCAACCGGCTTTCGGGCATGGTCAGAAGCAGACATCGCCGCCTATCGCGCGCGTCATCCGCTCGGGACGAAGGCGCGGCTTGCCATGGAACTGCTGCTCTGGACCGGCCAGCGCAGGCAGGATGTCGTCAACATGCGCTGGTCTAATGTCCGCGACGGGCGCATTCACCTGGATCAGGAGAAGACCGGCAAGCCCATGGCGATCAAGATCGCGCCACAGCTTATGGCTGCGATTGATGCCATGCCGGGCGAGCGTGGGGACTTCATCCTACAGACGGCTTACGGGAAGGCGCATACGGCGGCCGGCTTCGGCAACTGGTTCCGCGATCAATGCGACGATGCCGGGCTCAAGAATTGCACCGCCCACGGGCTCAGAAAGGCCATCGCAAGACGCGCCGCAGAGTTGCGCGCGACCAATCAGCAATTGAAGGCGTTGGGCGGATGGTCTGGCGATAGCGAGGTCGGCCTGTACACCGCATCGGCCGATCAAAAAGGACTAGCCGACTCGGTGATAGACGCCGTTTCCACTTGGGAACGTGGCTAA